GGAGAAGTCTGGGATGGAAACAATCCTGTTGCTTGAGACGGGCAACATTTGGAAGCGCACCAGCTACAACACGCAGGGCGGTCAGCATCCAGAAGGAAAGCCATTCCGCAAGAATTACGCAGGTATCGGGTACAAGTACGACTCTCAACGAGACGCATTCATTCCTCCTCAGCCTTTCCCAAGTTGGGTGTTGAACGAAGACACCTGCCTTTGGGATGCTCCAGTAAAATACCCATCTGATGATAAAAGATATGAATGGGATGAAGAATCAGTTAATTGGAAGGAAGTTTAAATGCCGGTACTTATTAACGGAACCACCGGGACAACCCAAGCCTCGGTCGCAATGACCGGAGCCACTAGCGGTACGGTTACAATTTCAGCCCCGGCGGTCGCTGGAACCACTACGATCACACTGCCTGCTACTAGCGGGACATTAGTTGTTGGTGGTGGGGACCTTGGGACTCCATCTGCTGGTGTGGTCACAAACCTGACCGGCACTGCATCAATCAACATCAACGGCACGGTCGGCGCAACGACCCCTGCTGCGGGTACTTTTACGACCGCCACGTTTAATACATCAAGTGTTCACAAAGGCGTAACGAGTGGGACGGTCACTCTTACCGCCCCTGCTGTAGCGGGCACTCAGTCCTATACGCTTCCAACTGGATACCCAGCATCTAACGGCTACGCGCTAACCAGCACGACTGCTGGGGTGATGAGTTGGGCTGCTGCTGGCGGCTCGGCTGCGACTGCAACCACGCTCGGAACGGTATACGGGTATACCGATAGCGGACCGGCAACTGTTGCTCTAGGCAATAGTGCTGCATTAACAACCCCATCAGCCTCTAACGGCACGGCAATCGGCTATCAATCATTAAAAGTCAACACGGCAACAAACAATACCGCAGTTGGTCATAACTCAGGCGTTCTTGTAACAAGCGGGACCAGAAACGCATTGATGGGAGCTTTTGCAGCGGAACAGCTTACTACTGGCGACCGTAATTGTGTTTTCGGTTATGCGTCAGCATTTACTCTTACGAGCGGAAGCAACAATACTTGTCTTGGGCTTCAGACGGACGTATCGGCGGCTGGTGCGCTAAATCAAACGGTTGTTGGTTATAGCATAGTTGGAAAAGGCGACAATACCGCATATATCGGAGGGTCGTCTGGCGCTTACAACGGAGCAAACACGACAACTTGGGCAACAATATCCGATAGGCGTTTGAAGAAAAATATTGTTTATAACAATATTGGTCTTGAAAAAATTAACGCAATTCAAATTTGCAATTTTGAGTATCGTCTGCCTGAAGAAGTTGATCTTGAGCTTAAAGAAAGCGATGCAATCAAAAAATCCGGCGTTCAACTCGGTGTTATTGCCCAAGAGCTTCAAGCGGTATTGCCTGATTGTGTCAAACAGGAATCAACCGGCGTTCTGAGCGTTGACGCCGACAATCTGACTTGGTACACGGTTAACGCAATCAAGCAACTTTCTGCCGCTCTTGACGCAGCTAACGCTCGCATCTCAGCATTGGAGGCTAAATAAATGGCTGCTCTAGTCTTATCAGGTGACACCTCCGGGACGGTATCGTTAGGTGCGCCAACGGTAGCGGGGACGCAGGCTTATACGCTTCCAACTGGATACCCAGCATCTAACGGCTACGCTCTTGTCAGTACGACTGCAGGGACAATGAGTTGGGCTGCTGCCGGGGCTGGCGGGAATCCAATTCTTGAGTCCTCAATTACAATTAGCCAGAACTACACGCTGTCTTCTGGCGCAAACGGGTTTAGTGTCGGGCCGGTGTCAGTGGCGACCGGATTTGCAGTAACTGTCGGTACGAGCCAGACTTGGCTTGTTTCTCAATAAGGATTTAGAGATGAGTTCAATCAAACTTCAGGGCAATGCCAGCGGTGCCGGTATTTCGGTTCTCCAGTCGGCCAACACTGCCAGTACACTTACCCAGACGCTACCGGCTACGGATGCGGTGACGCTTGGGTACTTGAATGTACCGTTAAGCACCAACGCAACCGGGACGCTTGTAGCGGCAGGCGTTGGCAAATTCTTGTCTTTGTCTGCTGGCGTAATCATCCCCGCGTCTGTCTTTGCCGCTGGTGATGTTATCTCCTTGTATAACAACACTTCTGGCAACCTGACAATTACTTGTTCCGCCGTGACTCTTGCATACATCGCAGGGACGGACACGGACAAGGCATCAGTTACGCTTGCAACTCGCGGCGTTTGCACCGTTCTCTTTATTGACGCCACCACCTGCGTCATGACGGGCAACGTATCATGAGTGGGATTATGCTGGCCGTTTTGGGCGGCAAAAAAGCTGTCGCAGCACCATCAACCGTTGAATTACTGGTTGTTGCTGGCGGCGCTGCTGGCGGCGGCGGTAACGGTGGTGGTGGTGGTGGAGCGGGTGGGGTAGTAAATAATGCTTCTTTTAGCGTTTCGGCAGGTACTCCTTACCCAATTACCATTGGCGCGGGTGGGGCTTCTTCAGCGTCAAATGGAAATGATTCTTCATTTTCTTCAGTAATTGCACTTAAAGGCGGTACTGGTGGATATGGGGGTTCAGGATCTCCTTGTAACGGCACTGGTGGAAGCGGAACTTACGGAAGCGGCGGTGGAACCGGTCGAGACAATTCTGCTGCGACCGGCGGTGCTGGGACTTCTGGGCAAGGTAATGCGGGGGGTAACGCCAACGCCAATGGCGGGGGAACTGGCGGCGGCGGTGCTGGCGGGGCAGGAAATAGCACTACTTCGGTAGAAAACGTTACTTCACCAAGCGGTGACGGGGGTGTAGGAACTTCCACATATTCCGCAATCTTGGCCGCAGTTGGGCAAGGTGAAAACGTCGGTGGAACCTATTATGTTGGCGGTGGCGGTGGCGGTTCTTTTTACCAAGGCACTCCTACTCGCCAGACTAGCGGAGGGTATGGCGGCGGCGGGAAAGGTGGTGGGAACGGTGGATATCTCGCAACATCTGCATTAGCCAATACAGGTGGTGGTGGCGGTGGTACTGGATTTTCGGGCGGTACTGTCCTTGGCGGTAGTGGGCTTGTTGTTTTGAAATATGCAGATACTTTTGCCGAACCAGCATCAACAACTGGATCTCCATCGGTCGTTGTGACCGGAGGCTTCCGTTATTACACTTGGACTGGCAACGGTTCAATTACGTTCTGAGGCACAAATGGCTCATTTTGCAAAACTTAATGAAAACAATGTTGTGCTTGAAGTTAATGCTGTTCACAACAATGAACTACTTCAAGACGGTGTTGAATCAGAAGCCAAAGGTATTCAATTTCTTATAGATTGGTCTGGTGGCTACACTAACTGGAAGCAGACTAGTTATAACGGAAACATTCGAGAAAACTATGCTGGCATTGGTTACACCTACGATGCCCAACGGGATGCTTTCGTCCCGCCACAACCGTTTCCGTCTTGGGTTCTGAACGAAACAACTTGCCTGTGGGATGCTCCAACGCCGATGCCTACTGATGACCAGCGTTACTACTGGGACGAACCAACAACCTCTTGGGTGGTGAACAATGGATAAGGCAAACCTATCAATCAATCTGCTCAACGCCATCCTGCAGTATCTTGGCCAGCGCCCTTACGTTGAGGTTGTTGGTTTGATCAAGGCGATCGAGCAGGAAGCCGCTGAACAGGCCAAGACGGAAGAGTGAGATGGACAATGTTGATACAAAGTTAGCGGTTCACGAGGCGATCTGCGCAGAACGGTACAACCACATCTCGAACTCTCTGTCGTCTGGCGACAAGCGGATGACGAAGATTGAATACTTGCTTTACGGGGTCATTGCGGCGGTGCTGTTTGGCCCCGGCGTAGCGGCGGAGTTTGTCAAGAAGTTGCTCGGGCTATGACTGAGAAGCTGGAAGCCAAGTCGCAGTTGATTGAGAAGACTGCGTTTGCGGTGCTTCCGATTCTCTTCACCTGCGTGGTGTATCTGATGTCTGCGTTAGACAAACTCACGCACGAGGTTACTGTACTCAACGCAAAAATCAGTCTTGTTGTTACATCTGACAACAAGCAAGCTGTGAACTCTGGCGCGGAATTGGCAAGGGAAAAGTTGCGGCAAGAGCTTGAGAAAGAGATTCAGCGCAACCGTGACATGATTCACGACAATCAAAAGCACATCAGCATCATTGAAGACCGCATGGCGAGGAAGTAATGGAAGCATTCGAGATCATACTGAAGGCTTCCCCGGCAATCCTTGCGCTAATCACGCTGATTGTTGTGCTTGCCAAACTTGATCTTCGGGTTGCTGTGTTGGAAGAGAAAGTCAAAACCCTGTTCGACCTCATCAATAAGAGGCCACACAATGGCTGACTTCAATCCCGCGTTTGAGAAGATGATCCACGACGAGGGTGGATACCAACTGACGGACATTCCGGGTGACCGGGGAGGACAAACGTATGCAGGAATCGCAAGAAAGCCAAATCCAAACTGGGCAGGGTGGGCGTTCATTGATCAAAAGGACTTTGGCGGCGCTACGCAACTGGTTCGTGAATTTTACAAAGTTAATTTCTGGGATCGCATCAGAGGTGACAATCTTACGAACCAAGCTATTGCCGAAACCATCTTCAACTTTGCAGTCAACACCGGAGTCGGTGTCGCCTCCAAGCTCGCCCAACTCATCGTTGGAGTTACACCAGACGGAGCCATTGGCGCAAAAACCGTCGAACGGTTGAACATTTGCACGGCAGAGAAGTTCCTTCCTGCTTACGCTTTGGCCAAGATTAGCCGGTACGCGCAGATCTGCAACAAGGATCGGTCCCAGTCTAAATTCCTATTAGGTTGGATCAATCGCACTCTGGCGGGGCTCAAGTAATGGACTTGATTGGGATTGGGTCGATAATTGAAGGCGTCGGCAAGGTTGCGGACTCGTTGGTCACAACGGACAAAGAACGCCTTCAGATGGCGTTGGAAGACCGCAAGTTGGATTTGGAAGAGAAAAGGATTGACCAAGCCACTGACTTGGCACAAGTTGAGATCAACAAGATTGAGGCCGGTTCATCTAGCCTATTTGTCAGCGGTTGGCGTCCTGCTGTGGGCTGGATTGGGGTTCTGGGTCTGGCTTACCAATTTCTTGGCTACCCCTTAATGCAGTGGCTATGGGCTTTCGGTCAGGGAGTCGATATAATTCCCAAAGGGCTGGCCCCACCGCCTGACTTGCAGGTTGAGCAGTTGATGACGCTGCTTGCTGGGCTGCTCGGTTTTGGTGGCATGAGGTCTTTTGAGAAATCCAAAGGGGTAGCATCGAAATGACCGTTGCAAGTGTGATGACCTATGACTCGCTGGTCGATGACATTGCCACCTACCTTGAGCGCGATGATCAGGCCACGCTAGACAAGATTCCGCAGTTCATTATGTTTGCGGAGCAGGTCATTGCGTCAGAGATTAAGTTCCTCGGAAACCTGACGGTCGCCGATGGGACGATGACAATTGGCAACCCGGTGCTGGATAAGCCTGCACGATGGAGAAAGACGGTATCGTTTAACGTCACGACGGGGGGCGAGCGCTACCCGGTGTTCCTTCGCAAGTATGAGTATCTGCGTGAGTATTGGCCAGACGACACTCAGACGGGGCTGCCTGCGTTCTACTGTGATTACGACTACACCCACTGGCTCGTGGC